GAGGGCTACGACGACTGGATGAGCGTGCTCGTCGCGGCGGCGAACGCCGGCGGTGCCGCGCTCTCCAAAGCCTGGAAGGACGCCCAGCCGACGCTGCGCCAGTTCCTGATGGCGACGGAGCCGGAATCGTGGGACAGCTTGAAGGCCCGCGGCGACGCGGTCGACCAGGCGGCCGTGCAGGTCGGCGAGGTGGTCTCGTGATCGCGACCATCCTGACCATGCCGCAGCGGTCGCCCGAGTGGTACGCCGCCCGACTCGGCCGTCTCACGGGCTCGTGCGCGGGCGCGATGCTCGCGACGGTCAAGAACGGCGAGGCCGCCGGGCGCCGCAATCTCCGCGTGCGCCTGATGCTCGAGCGCGTCACCGGGCAGTCGCAGGAAGACGTGTTCGTCAGTAAGGACATGCAGCGCGGGATCGACGAAGAGGAAAACGCCTTTCGCGCGTACGAGGCGGAAACGGGCAACCTGGCGCGCCGCTCGGGCTTCCTGATGCATCCGTCGCTCATGGCGGGCTGTTCGCTCGACGGCGAGGTCGACGGCTACCAGGGCATCCTCGAGCTCAAGGTGCCGAAATCCGCGACGCACCTGGAATACCTCCGCGGGGAGGTGCCGCTCGAGTATCTCCGCCAGTGTCAGCACAACCTCTGGCTGTCAGAGGCGTCGTGGTGCGACTTCGTCAGCTACGACCCGCGGTTCCCCGAGGGGCTGCGGCTGAAGATCACGCGGATCACGATGGACGACGCGCAGCGCCGCGCCTACGAGCTCGTGGTGCGGATGTTCTTGACCGAGGTCGAGCGGGAAGTGGCCGAGGTCGAAGCGCTGGCGCGGGTCGCGCAAGGGCGGGAGGCGGCATGACTGAGCAGGCAGGCTGATGCGCGTGGCGTACGCCGACCCACCGTATGCCGGGCAGTCGAAACGGCACTATGGCGGGAGCGAAGTCAACCATCGGCTGTTGATCGCGCACCTTGAAGCTGAGTTTCCGGATGGGTGGGCGCTGTCGTGCTCGTCGCCATCCCTCCGTGCGTTACTGCCGATGTGCCCGCCAGATGTGCGGGTGGCCGCGTGGGTGAAGCCGTTCGCGAGTTTCAAGCCTGGGGTGAATCCAGCCTATGCGTGGGAACCAGTGATCTGGCGCGGTGGGAGGCGGCGTGGACGTACGGAGCCGACGACTCGGGATTGGACCTCGGCCAGCATCACCCTCAAGCGCGGGTTGTCTGGTGCGAAACCTGAGCCGTTCTGCCGGTGGGTGTTCGATCTACTCGGTCTACAGGCCGACGATGAGTTCATCGACATCTTTCCCGGCTCGCTGGCTGTGACCACGGCATGGGCGGATTACCGGGACTGGTTGCGGTTAGTTGGATGGCGCGACGGTATCGGTGGGGTTCAAGCATGACTGACGAGCAGGAACTAACGGCGCTGGCGAAAAATCTCTCTGAGGCACCGCTGAATCAGGGGAGGCCCCACTACGAGCGCGACCTCGCCAACGGCTACCTCGCCCTTCTCGCCGAGCGCAATGCTCTCAAGGCACATGTGAAGCCGCTTGGCGAAGAGATGATTCGCGCACTTTATCTGATGAATCGAGAGCAGTTGCTCGATTGGATTCAGGAGGCCGCATGAAGCGCCCGAGCTCCGCGGCGGTGGTCTCAACAGGCGTGGTGACCGACGGCGTCATCCGCCTCGACGACAAGGTCACCACCGCCGCCGAGCTCAAGACGGTGCGCAATGGCGGGATCGTCCTCACCGTCGAACCCGCGGGCGAGGACGCGCTGCGCGTCGTGAAACTGCGGAAGTACTACCGGGCCGTCGTGGTGAAGCAGCTCGCCGAGGCGGCCCGGCTGACGCCAGACGACCTCCACGGGTGGCTCTGCGCCCGGTTCCTCGGACACCCGGTCACGCATGTCAGCCCCGCGACCGGCGAGGAGATCACCGTGGTCGTCTACCGCAGCACGTCGGAGCTGCACAGCGACGACTTCTGGGCGTTCATCGAGCAGGCGCGGGCGTTCGCGCTCGAGCACTACCAGTTGCGGATTTCAGACCCGGACCCGGCCTGGCGGCTCCATCAACAGACGGAGGCCGCATGAGCCGACGCACGCACCCCGCCGACCAGGTCGTCGTGTTCTTCGAGACGGCGCCGCTCGAGCAGGCGCAGGTGGTCTTGACGATTGCCCGTGGCATTCTCGCGCGCCGGGCGCCGAAGGCGAAGCGCGCCACTTCCGGTTTTACGACCTCACATGAGACGGCAAAACAGGAAACGCGACCAGCGCGCAAGGGCGCCCCGCTGCTCGACGGCGCCGAGACCGCGCAGAAATCCATGTCGTCGGTGACGGCGACAGAAAGCTGAGCAGAATGCCGCGTCTCACAGGGTTTTGGTGGTGGATCGATCGGTGGCGTCAGAGTCAGGCCTACATGGACATGACCCTCGAGCAGCAAGGCGCCTACCGCAATTTGCTCGACGAGGGGAAACTGCGCGGGGGGCCGCTCCCCGACAACGAGGAGGTATTAGCCAAAGCGTGCGGCGACCCGCGCCGGTGGAAACAGCTCCGCGGCGCCATCATGTCGCACTTCACGTTACAGGCGGACGGCTGGCACAACACGACGCTCGACGAGGTGATCCGCGACTCGGAGCGGCGGGCGGTGACGCAGCGTCACTATCGCGTTCGAAACGGGCAACCGGAGGCCGCCCCGGCCGCTCGGAGGCGGTAACGGAGGTATCTCGCAGACGGTAACGACACGGTCTTTTTTGGTGTCTTGCGGGCGATAACGACCGGCATAACGACGCGGTCTTTTTTCAGGTCTTGGAGGCGTCACAAACCGCATAACGGAGCGGTCTTTTTTGGCGACCTCTGTTAAAGAACAAATCAGTACTAGCTAATTAGCACGGTACGTCTTCTCTTCGTAAGTACGTGGTGGTACTAGCCATTAGCGGGACAGAGAGCGCGCCAAAAGCGCGCGGCTCTGGCCCGCACGCCGGTGCCTCAAATCAGGATCAACGAAGACGGTCGCGGCGGTCGCTCAGGGCTGCGCCCCGCGCCCCCCGCACCGTCGGCGAAACGGTGGTGAAAAAGAGTTCGGGATGACGTCGATGACCGACTTCGATTTCGCAACGTTCGAGAAAGCCTTTGGGCGCGTCATTACCGCGTTCCGGCTCAAGCTGCCGCCGCAGGAGCGCGACGACCTCACGCGCACGTATTTCAAAATCCTCGACGCCCATCCGATCGACCACGTCATCACTGCCGGCAAGCGCTGCATCGAAACGCTGCGGACGTTCCCGAAGGCCGCCGACTGGCTCGGCGAGCTCTCGCGCACGGCCGCGCCTACGTGTCCCGCGGATCGCCGCACCATGTCCATCGACGAGGCCGACGAGCTCGCGCGGGCGCACGCGCTGGCCTACGAAGAGCCGCCATGCTTCTGCGTGTTGTGCTACGCGGCCGGCCTGACCAATCGCCCGCTGCGGTATGTGCCAACGGAATTCGGGCCGGATGAGTTCGAGCGCGCATTCAACCCGCGGACGTCGCGTGTCGAGATCGTCGGGCACTGGGCGCACGGGGAAGAACTCGCGCGCTGGTATGCGGCGCGGGAGGTGTTCTTCGCGCTCCGGCGGCGGGCGCCGCGGACGTTGTTCGACGCGCTCGCGGTGATCGTGGGGGAAGTCGTCGGCGAACGGCAGCCAGGCGAGGAGGGCTGACGCATGGGACTGTTTGGCCGCTGGCACAAAGGCGACGCGCTGATCGACACGTTGATCGTGCCGCCGCGGGTGCGCTATGACCGCGCGGATGAAACCTTGCCGGTGAAGATGAAGACGCGGCGCGAGGCGGCGGAACGGATCCGGCAGCGGGCGTCCGCGGTCGAGACGGGCGCGGCGGTGTCGCGGGTGCTGACGATGGCGAGGCGATCGTGAGTTTCCATGTGCCTGAATCGGCGCGCTGGCTGGATGCCATGCACGGCCTGGAGACGACAGCAGCGGATGGCAACAACGGTGCCTTTCGCCTGCCGTCGCCGGAATCAGGCTGGATGCTGGCGATTATCGCCAGCGATGGCGAGGGCTGGGAACACGTCAGCGTCCACGCCTATCGCCCATTCGGCGAGCAACAGCGCACGCCGACGTGGAAAGAAATGGCGTTCGTAAAGCAGCAGTTCTGGGATGCCGAGGATGTGTGCGTGCAGTTCTATCCGCGCGAGTCCGAGTATGTGAACAACCACCCGCACACGCTGCATTGGTGGCGCCCGACCGATGTGGAACTCCCCACACCATCGTCGATCCTCGTGGGCCTGAAGTG